GTTGCGAATGCGCTTGTCTGCCGTCATCTGCTTCATCTCGCGGCCATAGTAAGCGCCGATGATAGCCGCCTCAAAGCTGCACTCAAATTCCTGATCGTAGCGATCCGGGCCGATGGTCTTTAGCGCGTCATCAAGTTCAACTTGGGGCAGGACGCCAGACTGTGATGCGGGAAGCACCAGCGAGAACCAGTTTGGATCGCGTGTGGCCTTGTCGTAGATTTCCCAAAACTCGTTCTTGCCCTTGGGCGTTCCTATAAACGTGGCGCGGCCCTGCCGATCTGCCAGCGCTGGGCGGATGACTGTGGGCCAAGCATTGGCGGGGAAGTCTGCGGGTTCGTCTAGCACCACATCGTCAAAATACAGGCCGCGCATGGCGTCATAGTTGTCTGCACCAAATAGCCGGATACGAGCGCCATTGGGGAAGTCTGCCCGCAGTTCGCTTTCGTTGTAAGACATGCCGGGGATAACCGCCGTGAAGTGCTTGATGTAGTCCCAGCTAATCGCCTTGGCCTGATTGTAGTATGGCGCAATGTAGCCGCAGCGGACATTTTCACGCTGGGTTGTGATTGCCGATTTTACCAGATCGTTGATAGCCCCAACTGTCTTGCCAAAGCGCCTGTGAGCCACGATGCAAGCGAACCGCTCCTTGCGATTGTGAAACGGCAGAAGCTGCTTGCGCGGCAAATATGGAATTTCAATTGTCGGCATTTTTCCAGTGTATGGTCAAAGGACCACCTTCTGGGGATGACATGGGCTGCACGGGAGAACCAAGCCCACGGTCTTCGCTGTCCTTGAGTAGCTTCAGCATTGCGTTTTCGATGAAGGTTTCCAAAATTTCACCTGTGTCACATCCCAGCAGCTTTTCTTCGGCTGCGGCTAAGATGCGTTCACGAATACGCATAGCGGTTTCAGCGTTTCGTATCTCAAGGCGTTTTTGCTCGGATGTCTTCCCATTTGGGTTGCCTTCAGGCTTTCCAAACTGTCGGTTTTTGGGAGGTTTGCCTTTTCCGACCTCGTATGTCGCTTTTTCGCTCATCAGGGAACCTATGCCTTTCCGGTGCTTTCGCGTCCCGTTATGCTGTGGTGCGTATTGTAGCGCATTGGCTGCGAAAAAGAAAGCCTAGCGCATCACATTGATTTTGCTGCTTGATTTAGCGCAATCTTATCAAGCACTGATAACCCAAAGTCTGATGTTGGGTCAAACCACCATAGGGGCTTTTGGCTATGGTCTTTGTTGGCTGGGTTTCGGATGATGCTATGGACGCCAGTTGGTTCGTTCCGCACTCTCGCTATTGCGCCAATGCAGGCGTTTTTGGTCATGCCAACCAGATGTGCCGCGTCCTTGTGAGTTAGGCCAACATTCTCGACGAGGTGCAGCGCCATCAGAAGTTGCTCGTCCTTCCGGCGGTCTAGCGTTCCATGCATTGGATTTCCCCTGCCAGTGCCAGATAACCAGCGGCATCCACGAAGGAATCGACGTGATCTGGGTTGCTTTTGATACGGGCCAATTTGAACAGCACCATCAGCATGGCAACGTCAAATCCGTTGAAGTTGCACCTCTCGCGCCCATGCATCCACCATGACCATAGGTCTGCCACGTTTTCGAAGTTGTCTTCTGCATCCCCATGAGTAGCATCTCTATCTTTGGTGATGTATTGGCTTGCGGTGTTCAGGATTTCTTCGCGGTTCATTTGTTTCTTTCCGGGCAATCACGCCCTTCGTTGCAGTTATGGTTGCAGGGTGGGCAGGTGCGGATGCCATTTCGGTATTGCATGGCTGCTGTCTTTATCCGCTCTATTGTTGCTGGGTTGGTTGAGTCAATTACCCGTTTGAAGTGCGACGAACTGAAGCCAAGCGTTCTTGCCGCTGCGGCCATTGTTGGGAAATGCACACCTTCGATGGTGACAGGTCGCTTCTTTGTTGTGCCTAGACCTACCATGTCCATGCGCCCACGGGCTAGTGCTGAATAGATTGCCTCTTCTGTCACGTTCATTGCTGCCGCAGCTGCGCGGACTGTAGGAAATCTTTGGCCCCGAATTTCGACAATCATTCGTCATCACCCAATATCGCAAAAACCTTCGCCATCTCAATCAGCCACAAAGCATCTTTGCGCGACACTCCCGCCGACGATGCCACATACATATTGCCGTCAGCCATTTCGCCCAGCACCAGCACAGATTCCAAACCCTTGTCAGCCGCCGCAGCCAGCACTTCGCCGACCGAAATATCAGGTTCAAACAAGTTTATTACGTTGCCGCCGTCACTCATTCTTTTTCCCCTAATTTAGCCAGAAATGGCGCAATGACGTATTTGTTATAGTCCGCCATAGTTTTCAGAAACTCCACCGCCTTGGTCAGCTTGGCTTCTGTCTGTTCGATGTGATCGGCGGCGCAGTCGGTCAGGTCTGTCTCTTCGGCAAGCAGCCGTGCAATCAGGTCAGCTTTATTCCAAGGCCGAACGCTGCCTTTGATCAGGTCAGTCATTTCTTCTCCAACGCAATCAGGCGCTTTTCGTGTTCCAGCATGATCTGGTGCAGCCGCAGCCAGTTTTGGTGGTCGTCGCCCCGTTCCATGCCGAGCATGGCCTGAATGGCCAACCGCTCCTGATACATTGCCTCCTGCTGAGGCGTCCGCTGGTCTGTGACGTAGACCCGCAGCGGTTCTTCCTTGCCGAAAAGTTTTTCCATCAGCCGGTTCATTTTAGTTCCTCCATCTTGCAAAAAATCACGTTGCCGTCCTGACCCACAGCGTAAGTGATCTTGTGGGTGGGTTTTGGGTGACGCCATAAGACCCCAGACGCGAATGCCTCCCCAATGCTTCCATATAACACCTCTGGCGTCTTCACCTTTTTCTTTAGTTCAGCCAGCAAAGTCGGATCGTTGATGTGGTAGATCAGTTCCTCTGCGTCTACGCCTGTGGACAACAGATAGCGTAGGGTGTCGCGGATGGTGTGGTCTTCGGTGAAGGTGATGACAGGGTTGCCGTCTGTGTCTTCAGTCACGATTGGTTTACGTCGGACCTCGGTCATTTCGTTTCTCCCACAGGGTTTTGATTTTTGCTTTAAGTGCATTGCGTTGGTTCTCGCGCCAAGTTGCAATGAAATCCCGTCTTGCCTCAACTGTCTTCAGTTCCATCGCGTATCGCGCAGCGCTGTCTAGCATTTCCTCATTACAGGCTGCGTTGTAGGCTTCTTTGCTGTCTCTGCTTGGCAAGTAGACCTCGCCCATTCCCACTGGATCACCCACTTGCCAGACCCTCACGGCTTCAGAGGTTTGCGGGCGACATAGGCAAACTTGCCCGGCCCTAATTTGCGCTGAAACAAGATGCACTTGCCTTGGTTATAGAGTTCCATCGCATCGGCCTTGTGTTTGCCGCCAGCGTATTCACCGATGTGATATACCACCTCATCGCCGCGCTTCATTGAGTCCAGCATGGTGTGCAGGACACCGCGCTGGTCTTTGACGATGTTGTATTCCATGCGCTCGGTCAAAAGGGCAAATCCCCGTCCAGATCGTCTAGGCTTTCACGCGTCTGCGGTTCCTGATCTGTGCGTTCCTTGGCGTTGCCCATAAACGTCAGGTCTTGCACCGAAAGCGTCAGACGGCCCTTGCCTTCGTAAACATCAACGCCGGGGCGACCAGACACCACCAGCTTCGTGCCTTTGGTGATGTGGCTGTTTAGGCTTTCAGCCCGCTTGCCCCAGACATTGCATTGCACCCAAGTGCTGTCGCGCTTGTTGCCGTTCTTGTCCTTGCCACCATCGATGGCGATGGAAAACCCAAGCACTGGATCGCCGCCCTGCGTGTTTCGCAGCACGGCGTCTTTGCCTACGTTTCCGGCTATTGTCATGGTTAGCATTTTTTTCTCCTTTGTGATTAATGGAACCAGCCCCGTAGGGCTGGCTGTTTAGATGTTAGGCTGCACGTTGGCGCAGCTTCTCCACCCGCTGGTTTGCTTCTGCCATGTCATTGGCAACTTCGATCATTCCGAACTCGTCGGAAATCGCAATGAATGTGTCGCCAAAGCGCGAGGCGCGTTCGACTAGGCGCAGTGTGCCACACTTGTCGG